AGAACGACCAGCAGGCGCAACAACAGTTGAGGGCCGTCTATTGACTTCAGCAGATTTTCTGTCTTCAGAACCACCGAATACTTCAGGGAACTTTGACTTTATGCGAGCATCAATTTGCTCGAAATACTCATCGTTGCGTGGGTCTATGCCCCCGTTGACTAGTTTTTGATGCAGTCCTAGTGCGTAACTGGTAATTTCTTCAAACCCCGATGCACCAAACCACTGGTTTTTTGCCTGCCAGCGCAGTGACTTTTCGTCTGGTTGAACCTTTTCAGGTTGGGTATACTGCGTTTGTACCTCATTCCTTTCCTCTTGTAAAGGGGGTACACGGTAATTTTTTACAGTTTCTAGTTGCATTTTAGCATCAGTCAGTGCTTCTTGCGCAACAATGATAGCGTCTGTGTCAAATGCCTCTTGTGCTTCCTTATACTGTTTGCGAGCCAACGTAAGGTTTGCCTCCGCCTTTTCCTTAGCGGAATGGACAAACGCTTCCTGCCCCACGTTAACGCTCTTTTTGAGACTTTTATTCTCGTTTATCAGTTGTTGTGCAAGACGCTCAAGTTCTTGTCGCTCACGTTCCACCGAGTCTGCCCTGCGGCGTTCATCGTGCCTAGCGTGTGTAAGTTCTTTAATGCGGTTCTTTACCTTATCAGAGTAACTTTCAATTTCTTCATCGGTTGGGTCTTCAACTTCTTTGTTTAAAGGCCAACGGCCACGATCTTGTTCAGGTGTGTCGTCAATGATTTCAATATCAACTTCTCGGTCATCAACCTCAATGTCAATCTTTTTATCATCAATTTCATCGGGAAACTTAAATTTATCGTTCATGATTTTTCCTTACGCGCGGGTAATCCCACGAGGGTCTTGCACAACACATTCAACTTGGTCATCATTGATTACTCTGAATTCCTTGCCAAATATTTTTAATCGCGTACCTGTATACGTACGTACCACCACAAAATCCCCCTGTTTGCACCAAGGCCCGCTGGGAAATTTAGCCGTGTCTTTGTATGCGTCTGGGCCTAATGCCATTACAAACAAAGTGGTTGTACCCATCTGTTCTTGTTTGGCGTAGTCCATAGGACGCACTAAATCTAAATCAGTGCCGTCTAACTTGTCAGAAATGTCAGGCACGATGCAGAGTATTTTGTACCCTGTTGGGACGGGCAAAGCCGCCGCTTTATCTTCCGCAGGAATGTCCTCATCAGGCGTATCTATGGGAAGAATTTTTTCAGGCAGGCTTACGCCCGGAGGGAGTATTAAATTACTCATTAGCTTTTTCAACTTTCTCAAGCAGGTCAAGGATGTAACGCTCTGCGATGGCTAGACCTGAAATAACACCACAGAGTTTTTGATATTCATCGAAAGTGCGACATTGACCGCCAGCGATATCATCGCAATAGTTGTTCATGTCGGTGCGTATTTGTTCGCGCAATACGCGTGCGAAGTCTTGGATCATTCTTTAGGTTTCTCCTCGTTTCGTTTAAAGGTTTGAAGATGTTGCATCATGGCTTGCTTTCTTTGCAAGTCCATTTGCTCTTTACTCTTAGCCATATCCATACCAGCTTTTAATCCAACTTGCTGTTCTTGATTTGCTAATTTGTGTTTGTCACTTTCTATTTGAGCGCCAACTTTCATGGCGTTAAGTTGTGTGGTGTCTTGGATTTTTTCTCTTTCCATAGCCAGTTTAGCCATTGCAAGTTTTGCATCCGTATTTGCTTTTTGTCCTTTTATTTGAACTTCTGCTTGGCGGATAGCCAACTCTTGTTGCTGCATTTGAAGTACGGGGTCTTGCGCAGCTTGCTGAGCCTGCATCTGTGCGGCTTGTGCTTGGTCTTGTTGAAGAACTTGATTGGATGCTTGAGCCATCATTGTTGACAACGCCAACTCCAACTGTGGAGGCAGTTTCTCGTCTTCAGGAGGCATGGGCATACCCAACTGTTGTTCCACTTTTTGGCGATACAAATACCCAGCGTGTTCTGCCATGTGTGCCTGCATAGCTGCCATCATTTGTTGCGCCATTGGGTTTTGACCAACGATTTGCATAATCATTGGGTTTTGTATTAAGGACATATGTACGCTGATATGCGCTTGGTGGTCTTGATACATAAACGCTTTTAAAGGCTTACCTTTGAGTACCGCTTGGTTTTCGCTGATTGGGTCGGTTGGCTTTTGGTCATCAGGCAAGGGCACTAGCTTCTCAGCGTTTTTAATACCCAACACGTCCAACATTGACCTGTGTAACTGGGGCAAGTCATAAATTTGAGGAGCCATCTGCGCCATCTGGATCACGGCCTGATACTGCACCACGCGTTGACTCATTGTTGCGGCGTTTGGATCGCTTACAGGAATGACGTCAACCAAGTCGTAGTCTTCCTTCTTGGCTTTCTTTGAACCGTACTCAGGCTCATACGTGTAGGAAGTATCCGTGTAATCCCGTATAAGGTTCTTGAGAAGCTTTAACTCTTGCTTCAAAGCAAAATGCACACGCGCTTGGACTGCGGTCAATACTTTAAGCTGGCGTTCGAGAAGAGCAAGCGTTGTTCCCACAGGTGCTTGGCTAGACATGTCACTGATGTTCATGTCCGCTGTTGCAGCAAAACGACGCCCTTCGTCAACGATCTGGTTCATCAAATTGAACAGTACGTTGCTAGGCTCTTTGTAAGGTAACGGTAAGATTGAATCTCTAATGTTGCCAGAGGCAACGTCTACGTCTCGGAACTCGCCCGGAGCAATTGGTGTGTCATCACCCTTGATGCGTAGTCCTCTGGACTTAAGGCCTCCCGGTAAATTGGATAAAGTTCCCGCGTCCACCAGTTGTCGCATGATGCTTGTGGCGGATTTGGCAAAACCCCCGATGAGATGGAATAAACCAAACCCGTACGCGCCAAAGCCGGGGATGTATTGGTAGTGGACAAAGTGTTGTCGTTTGAGTTTAAGGTCGTCGCCTTCTTCCCAGTTCCGTCTAATAGATAAGATTTCATTTGATCCTTTGATTAAAGTCACCACATACGGCAAGCCAATACCCGTTTCTTCTCCGTCTTCGTCTACATCTTTGTAGCCTTCCAAGTCCAAATCAACGTGGCACTCATACAAAGTGTAGCGATCATCATTCAAGTCACTAAAGCCCGTCTCTTTGTCTTTGGCTTGCTTAATATCGTTCTTTTCTTTAGAAGGTTCTGCCAACTCAATGTCGAGATAAAACCCTGCTTGCTGAAGTTTAAGAATCTCATTCTTTGTCTTGCGCATCACATGCGTCACACGGTAGCAAGTATCCATATCTGTAGCGCCATAGGGGAGAAGCATGTCTTCCGCAGGCACAAACACGCTGACTTGACGGCCAAGGCCGGGGTCGTAATAGACTTTTTTGAACGCAGAACCCGTGGCTGGGAGACTCCACAACATGCGCTCGTGCTCTGGACGGAACTCTTTCATGGTCTCCGTCAACTCATAGTTCATGTCGTTCTCGACATTCGTAGCTTTTTCTTTTAACTCTGGCGTCTCTTTACCCAGTAGTTTGGTACGTACTGGCCCCTGTGCAGGGAATGTTTCCGTAATGGTCTCGGCCTGAAAGCGTACAACTGCTTCCGTAATCATAGGATGGAACACTCCACACGCACCGTCCCAAGGCTCTGTCCGGTTCTCTATCTGGAGTCCCAACAGTTTTAGTCCTTCTGTATAGGCTTTCTCCCATTCTTTACGGGAACCGCGGTCTTGGTCAATGTCGCTGTCCAAATCTCCTGCCAAGCTAGCCAAAGCGCCTTCGTCCATGTACTCGGCCAAGTTGTCACTAAAGCCTTCTTCGCCATCTTCTCCTTGCATTACGGAGATTTCCATGTCTCCTGCTTTAATATTTACCTCTTCAGGATCAACAATCTCAATCTCTAGCGGAGCCTCATCTTGCGCTAGAGCATCTATGCCTTGGGGTGCTTGGTATATTGCTTTATCAAAATTACTTGTTGCCATGATTGTCCTTAATAGTATGCAGCTTGACGTCTACGAAAGATGGACGGCTCGTCCTTTTCATCAGAGTCTAGCGAAATAAAGCCGCCTTGCCTATAGCGAAGCAGCGCTTGAGAGGTCGTATCCACAAAGTCATCGTGTTCTCCCACAGGGAAAGCCGCAACTTCTTCTATCACTTCTCTGGCCCATCTTGTGTCTGGTGCCCAGATTTTTCCTGAGCTAAATAGATCTGCAACGGCG